TCTTAAGTTTTCTGGATAGTGTAAATCACTAGGGAATGATGTTCTTGTATTTTTTGCTGTAGTTTTTGCATCTGCTTCTACTTTTGCTTGATCTTCTGCACTTAAACCACCTTCTGTAGAGGGATTATTGGGATCTGTACCTGCGTTTGCAGAATTTGGTACTACCTTGTCTGCTGTTGTTTTTGGAACTCCTTCTTTATCTAATGTTTTTGATGTTGTTGCGGTTGCATTTTTTCCAAGATCACCACTTGCTAAACTTTCTAAAGCGGGTTGACTTAATGGACTATCAGTTGTTTTTGTCCATGTTCCACCATTAGTGCTTGTTGCTGATGGTTTCCACTCGCTTCCATTCCAATAATTAAGTGTTGTAACTCCTCCACCATCAGATGTTAATGTTGTTGCGGTTGCAAAATATAAATTTTGGCCATCAATAACAGTTCCAAACTGCTCGCTACAAATATCTCCAGATTTACATGGTGGTGGCGGCGCAGCTCCCATCTTATACCTCTAAGTTGACTATACTTATGTTGTTGGGGGTTTTATTTATTTAGACGAAATTTTCCATACTGAAGACTAAGTAATTCATCAAGTTCATTGTATTTGACAACATGAAGCTTACCAACAACTTCTTCCCAAGTATATTGTCTACCTTGTCTCCAGTGAAAATTAATTCCTTTAAATCCCCATCTCTCTAATGAAGTACATGCAATGAGTGGATGTTGGTCATATTCAATGTCTGGAGTCTTTGGTCTGTAAACAAAAGTATAAAACTTACCTGGTTCTGGATATAAAACTTCTTCTTTAAAAATATCCATAATATACATCATAATATCTTCTGGATCTGATGTTCCAGATTCACTAACTCTTTTTAAGAGTTCTTTAGTTCTTACTGTTCCTGTTCCTACATACTGACCAAAGCCTTCTGCCATTAGCGTATACCTAATTGATCTTCGGTGATTACTTTAAACTCTATCATCCTATCTTCAGCAAACTCTTGGGCAGCTTTCCATTTTGCTTGATTTACTGCATAAGTTTTGCACTCGTGAAGATATGATTTAGTTACTCTTGACTTTTGTTTTGGTGGCACAGTTTGCCTCTTTGGTTTTACTTCAATAATATAAGTTTTAATTCTACCAGTATTTTCTTTTACTTTAATAATAAAGTCTGGATAGTATCTATGCATCCTGTTGTCCATTGGAGATATGTATGGAATATAAAATTCTTCACTTCCCCATTCAATTATATTCTCATTCAAGTCACACCAAGTACAAAATCTTCTCTCCCAACTACTTCTACAAATAATATTGTTGGGATCTCCTTTATATTTTTTTGGATATGATGGTTTGTATTTGCTTTTAATACTTTCTGCCATTATCCTTATACATAATATAACGGGTCAAAAAGTATTTATAGATGCCTAAACCAGCATTTAAATCTGTTTCGGATATTACCAGTGCTCTTTTACAACCAGCACTAACGTCTCATTTTTTAGTTGAGATTGATACTAAAGCGTTAGATAGCAAATCTGTAGGAAAATCAACTAAATCTGAAAATGAATTTACAAATTTTTTGAAAGATAATGGTATAATATACAATCAAGAAAACTTAAACTTGATGTGTAGTGAGGCATCTTTACCTGGATCATCTCTTGCAACTTTTGAAATTACTAGTGATTTTACTGGTGTAACAGAGAGACACGCATATAGAAGAGTGTATGATGATAGAATAGATCTAACTTTTTATGTTAATGCTGGAGATTATACTGGCACAAAACGAAGAACTAATATTTCATCATACTTGCCGATTAGATTTTTTGAAACTTGGATTAAATTTATTGTTGATGAAAGTGAATCATCACAATCAGACAAAGATGTGGGAAGTGTAGATGGTAATTACTTTTATAGAGTTAGATATCCTGAACAATATAATAGATCTGTTATAACAATAACAAAATTTGAAAGAAGTTCTGCAACGTCAGTAAATACTACAGATTACGAGGCAAGTTATGGAAGTTATACGGGAAGTCCTTTAGTATATAAGTTTGTAAATTGCTATCCAATATCTATTTCTTCAATGCCAGTATCATACGATTCTTCTTCTTTATTAAAGTGTACCGTTTCAATGACTTATACAAGATATCTTTTATCTAAAGATGAAGAGGTTCCAGCATCTAGTTCTGGTTCCTCTAGTTCTACTGGAGATGCAACATTTACTGCAGCAACACCAGCACAACAAGCAAACTTCAATACCACATCTACCAACTTATCTGGAACTGGTGCCTTGTCAACATCTTCTTCATTGAATGTTGGTGGTGTTCCTACTTCAGCTGCAAATGCTTCTGGAAATACCATTACTCAAATTGCATTTTCTGGAGTAACATTACTTTAATAAAAAAAAGGGTCCGAAGACCCTCAGTTTGGAAAAAGATTTGTTGATTCTGTATTTTTTAAAGATTGGTCTAAGATAAAAACAGTCATAACAGCGCAACTTGAAATAGTTACATAAGTAACAAATACAACTCCAATAACTTTTAGTATAGTCTTTATCATTTTTTCTGGCACATACCAAAAACACCAGCAATGGCAATCAAATTGCCAAGTAAAAACCAAGTTCCTTCTGCTGCTACATTAGTGCGATGACGCATTTCCGCATGTCGTTCTCCATTTACAACAGCACTTTCCAGAAGAGTCATGTCTCGCATGGTTTCATATGCTACATAGGTTGATCCAATAACACCATACAAAAACACGAGACTGAAGAAGATTTTTTTCATTGTTTTGTTGTTTACCTTCTTATTATACTCCAAAATTTTTGAGAATGGTATGATAGTGGATACTTCCCCATCTGGACATCCCCTATAAATAATCATACTGAAACATTCTATAGGACATTATGCCTTTACCTAAGATTGCTACACCAACCTATGAACTTGAATTGCCATCAACAGGAGAGACAATTCAATTTAGACCCTTTCTAGTCAAAGAAGAAAAACTTCTTGTAATTGCTTTAGAAAGTGAAGATACCAAGCAAATTACAACAGCGATAAAAACTGTTATTAAAAACTGCATTCTAACAAAAGGAGTTAAGGTAGAGGATCTACCAACCTTTGATATTGAATATCTATTTTTGAATATTCGCGGTAAGTCCGTTGGAGAAGTTATTGATGTTAATATTATCTGTCCAGATGATGGAGAGTCTCAAGTAACTGTAAAAATTGATTTAGATTCCATCAAAGTTCAAAAGAACGAAGAGCACTCTAATAAAATCAAACTAGACGATTCTATTATGATGGAAATGAAGTATCCATCACTTGATCAGTTTATCAAAAACAATTTTGATTTTGATGATAAGAGTGCAATGGATCAATCATTTGAACTGATTGCATCTTGTATTGGTAAAATCTTTACAGAAGATGAAGTTTGGTCTTCTAGTGATGTAACGAAGAAAGAACTTACTGAGTTCTTAGAGTCAATGAATTCTTCTCAATTCAAAGACATTGAGAGTTTCTTTGAGACAATGCCCAAACTATCTCATAAGTTGACTGTTAAGAACCCAAATACTGGCGTTGAAAGTGAAGTTGTTCTTGAGGGATTAGCGTCTTTTTTCGCATAGCCTTGGTCCATATGGACCTAGAGAACTATTATCGTCTTAACTTTTCTTTGATTCAGTATCATAAATATTCATTATGGGAGATTGAAAATATGATCCCTTGGGAAAGAGATCTTTATGTAATATTATTACAGCAACATCTTGAAGAAGAAGAATCAAAACAAAGACAACAAATGAACAATGCCCACTTCTAAAGACCTATCAGATTTAGACTCACAACTGAAAAAAAAAGTCATCTCTGCGAAAGGTTTTAAGAGAGGTAGTTCTTTAGATTTTTCAAAAAGTCTTGTGAATATTCACAAGACTTTAGGAACTCTTGCTGGTTTTACAAAAAAACTTGTTATTAGAGTTAATGATTTAGAAAAGACGGTTAATAATAATTTTAGAAAGATTACAAGTCTAAAAAATATTTCAAAAACTCAAAGTGAACGAATAAGTGGAACAAATCTTGGTGCTAAGTTGCCTGGAGGTTCCACTTCAAACGTAGAAGATAATATTGCCACAATAAGTAAATCTGTAAGTTCAATCGCAGAAATATTATCTGGTAGAAAAAAATTACTTTCGGATACTGTAGCATACGAAAAAAGAAAAGAAGAACAGGATAAAAGAGCACTTGCAGAAAGTAAGTTAGAAAAAAGATTTGAGGGACTAAAAAGAACTGCAGAAAAAATAATTGCTCCAGTCAAATCTTTATTAGATAAGATAATTGATTTTTTTGTTACTATTTTTCTAGGTAGAATAGTTTATAAGTTATTAGAATGGTTCGGTAATAAAGAAAATGCAGATAAAGTTAGATCTGTTATTAGATTTTTGGGAGATCATTGGACTAAATTACTAGCACTTTATCTAACATTTGGAACTTCTTTTGGTAAGTTTTCTAGAGGATTAATTAAAGTAGTTGCTCGTGGAGCATTCTTACTTGCTGGTGCTATTGCTAGACTTAAAGGTGCAAGAAAAGCTGCTAGATTTTTGGGTGGAAGAGGTGGAAGACTTGCTTCTGCTGTAATAGGAACTGCAGTTACTCTTGGTGGAACATATGCAGCAACTCAAGCACTGAAGGGTAGTGATGAAGAACCCAAAGCACCAGAGCAAAAAGCACAAGGCCTTGCTGGTGGTGGACTCGTAATTCCAAGATTCTCTGGTGGAGGATTTAACTTTAAAGGAATGTTGGGTGGAGCAGGACTAGGGAGTATGTTTGGTCCTCTTGGTATGCTTTTTGGTGCTGGTGCTGGGGCAATGAGTGGATTTGTAAGTGGGGAGAAAGGTGTAGATAAAGTCCCTGCGATGCTGAGTGATGGTGAGTTTGTGATGTCTACTGGAGCTGTTGCAAAATATGGAGTGGACACTCTGGAAGCAATGAATGCTGCTGGAGGTGGAACAAATAAACCTAAGATTATGAGTGGAACCACTTATGCTTCTGGTGGTGGTTTGGTTGGTGATAGTGATGCTAATGGAATGTATTCTGGTGGATTGATTGCGGATCGTAAAGAGCAACTCTCTCAAGAAGCAATCAGTGCTAGATTAAAGAGAATAGAAGCCCAGATGCAAGTTCAGCAGGCATTGGCATCTGGTAGGGGTCTTAATATTAAAGGTGCTAGTTACGGAGCAAATCTGGGTAAAGGATTTGCTACAAAATACCAGGGAAGAGACGCAATAGTTATTAAGAATGGAGTAGATTTTGATACTTACTCTACAGGTATTGCTGATAATGAGATTACTTTGGGCGGAAGAGTATATTATGCTGTAAAGAGAGGTAATGATCTCATTTATGTTTCCAATTTTAAAAAGGGTCTTGCTGGACAGACCGATAAGTATGGTGCTAGAAACAAATCTTATAAAGGAAAAGGTGGTGGTTTAATGAGTGAACTTTCTAGTAAAGATAAGAAGAACCTACCAAAAACAAAAATCATGATGGGTCCAGATGGTCCTTTTGTTGGATATCTAACATATAAAAATGGTGAACCTTCATATCAAAGACCAACCCAAAGAAAGAAAGGTATGTTAGAAAGTCTTGCAGACTTTTTTAACCCAAAAGGTGCAAAAGCAAGAGAAGAAACCCTAAATGCAAGAACATTAAGAATCACTGGTATCAGCGATCTTGAAGATATGAGACGCCGTGGAATGAAAGAAGAAAATATTAAAAAGATGTTGAATGAAAGACTTGGTGCAAATGGATATTCTCGTGCTGTCAATGATGCAAAAGCAAAACAGGCAAGAATTAATAAGGAAGCATCTCAAAAAAATCTTGATAGATTGACTTGGGGAAATGTTGGACCTGACATGATGCCTAAAAGATTTGCTGCAGAACAAGAAGCAGGTAGAAGAGAATATGATAGAAGAGGTGGATTTTTGGGACAAATGGGAAGATGGAGTCAAAGAGCATTTGGTGGGGCGGAAGCAAATAGAAGATTAGATGCACAAGCAAAATTCTCAGAAGCGAAGTCAAAACAATCAGGTGCAGCTGCCATAGGTAGATACTACTCTTCGTCTGATGGAAAGTATTATGCAAATTATGCAGCAGCGGAGAAGGCAAGAGATGCGAGAAGAGCTAAACTCGCTTCTCAACAAAAAACTAGAACTGGAGTAAAACCACCAGTAAAACCAAAACCAAAATATGTTCCAGCTGGAGGAGGAATGGGTGGTAAACGTGGAAAATCATCAAGGGATAGTGCAAGAA